GCGGCGAGCCAGCACGTCGAGGAGCTCCAGGCGGAGCACGGCGGAGAGAAGCTCGAGACTGCAGTCGGCTCCGCCCAGCAGCAAGCTGCCAAGCGCCTGTCTCAGGTCAGCGCGCTCGCGGGCGAAGTCGACCCGCTGGGCAACCCCATCACAACTGTTGCGCCGGTGGCGCCCGAGACGATTGCGGCTACCGTCCCGGGCCTCGCCGGTGCCAACTCTCCCGAGCTGGCGGCGCAGCAGGAAGCGAATCCGGTCAGCGCCGGCCTCGGCAAGGCGGCCGCTGACCTGCCCATCTACGCCGCGGCGGGTTCGCTCACCGGCGGGCTTGGGGCTGGCGTCGCGAGTGGGCTCGGGGCTGGCGAGGCCGTTGCTGGCGTGGCAGGCGCTGCGCTCAGCAACGCAGCGCTCAGCACCGGGCAAGAGGCGGAGGCTGCGCACGAAGAGCATCGCCCCATCGACGTCGAGAATATCGGCAAGAACTTCGCCTTCGGCGCCATCCTGGAGGGCGCTGGCTACGGCGTAGCGAAGGGACTGAGTGCCGTCCTGGGCGGTGCCGAGAAGCCTATCCAGGCAGCCGTGCGTTCGACCATCGATCGCGCCGGCGTAGCAGCGGAGGACCTGGCCGATCCAGCCGTGCTCGCGTCAGCGCGCGCCGAGACGCAGGTGCGCATCGAGGATGCTGCCGCGAAGCTGGCCAATACCGCCGAGTCGGTCAAGCCTCCGGTGGCGAGCAACGTGGTGGCCCAGCGCCAGGCCATGCGCAAGGCCGCAGAGGCGCTACCGGACCTGGCAGAGGACATCGACGCGGCAATCAAGCGCCCGCGCCAGCAGCGCTACCAGGCGCTGATGGATCTGCACGAGGCGGCCGACTCTCCGCAGGCGCAGGAGGCGCTGGGGCAGCTCATCGGCGACCGCTCGCTCTGGGGCGACGCAGCGGTCGACCATGGGAACGCTCTGCAGGCCATCGCTGCGGCGCGCGCGTCCGGGCCCGAGGCGCTCGTCGAGGCGGCGCGCAGCATCAAAGACCCGTCCGTGCAGGACCTGGTCGCTTCGCTCGATGCGCACTTCGAGGACATGCATCGCATCACGGCGGCAGAGGCGTTCGCGCCACCGCCGGCCAGCGGAGTGCGCGGCGAGTCACGCCTTCAGAGCGCGGGCGCAGCGGAGCGCAACTTCGACGACCTCGACGCTGCCAAGGCGATGAATGAGGTCAAGCAGGGCAAGGTCAACGCCGGCAAGATCGCCGAAGCGGCGCCGGCCATTCGCGAGCAGCTCAGCGTGGAGAGCGCGAACAGTGCCGAGGCCATCAACAGCTTCCTGCGCGACGACGCTGGGCTCGCCGTGAAGCGCAGCGACTTCGCCAAGGGCGCCGAGGAGTGGACGCCTGAGCTGGTCGCCAAGCAGGATGCCTGGGTCGACCAGATGAGCAATCAGGCGCTCGAGGTGGCGAACCGGTTACGCGACAAGCGCTTTGCCGGCGGGCTCGGAGAGGCCGCACACAACGAGATCACCAAGGGCCTGGAGCGCATCCAGGACGCTGGCGGCGGCGCGGCGCGCAACGAAGCCATCGACAATATGAAGCGCGGCGTCGACGGCTACATCAAGCGGCTCGGGCGCATGGGCAACCAGACCGTCGACGAAGAGACCCGGCGCGCGCTGCAGGTCGAGCTGCGTGACGCCGTGGCCAATCCGCTGCGTGAGGGCCTGGAGAACCCGGAGCTGTTCGGGCGCAACGCTGCGATTCAGAAGGCGCATAACGAGCCGATTCACGCGCTGATCGAGCCCTACATGCGCGTCAAGAAGCGCCTGTTCGAGGTGACAGGCCGCAAGTGGGACGAGGTCGGAATCAACGCCATCGAGGAGCGCGCGGACCCCGATGCCTTCCGGCGCATCTTCTCGGACCCCGAAGGCGGCGGAAAGCTGTTCGAGCGCGACCTGGCCGAAGCGCTCGACCGCGCAGAGGACCTCGTGCGCAACCGGGCAGAGCACGGACTGTCGCATCTCGACGGCATCGACGCGGTCATCGACCATCTGCAGCAGCTGCGCGACGACGCGAACATGGCCGAGGTGCTGCGCGTTGCAGAGGGCAAAGTGGGCCACGCTGGCGCTCACGGTGCGGGCCCGACCAGCGCGGCCGGCGCCATCGGCGCGAACGCACTGGTGCACGCTGCGGAGTTCGGCGGGAGGGCTGTGGGCTTCCCGCTCGGCAACATCGTCCGGTCGACGGGCGCCATGGGCAAGGTCGGCAGAGGAATCGACAAGCTCGCCGAGGGGCTCGGCTTCAACGTCGACATGGCCAAGGCTGGCACGGCCACACGCGCGCTGCTCGACCGCTACGCCTCCCGCGTGAAGGGCTCCGAGCTACTCGATGCCTCCAGCGGCGCCGGTGCCAAGCACATGGCGCTCATACCCGAGCACTTGGAGAAGTTCCTGACCGAGGCGCACGCGCCGAAGGTGCCTACCCCACCACCGACCACACCTACCGGAGGCGGGCAGGCGCCGGGCCCAGGCATGCGAAAGGCGCAGCCTCAGAACGACGTGGAGCGCGCTGCAGCGGCGTCAGACCGGGTCGCCGCCATCCGCGCGCGCCGTGCGCAGGAGGGCTCCGTCATCGTCCAGGGCGAGGCCACGCCGAAGATCGACAAGCTAGCCACCAAGCTGCGTGGCGCCGTCGAGAAGTACCGCGCCCTGGAGCCGCGCACCGGAGTCGCCAACTACGAGGGCAGGATTGAGGACGCGCAAGGCGCCGTCGACAACGCTCTGCATGACTTGCGCGACGAGTACGAGAGCCGGATGGGATACATCCTGGCCGGCCGCGAGCCTGCCGAACTAGGGACGCGGGTGCGCGCCAAGTACGATGCGCTAGAAGCTGGAAAGCGCGCTCTGGACGACGTTCTGGGAGCCCACGGCGGAGCCACAGAGCAAGTCCAGCTACCGAGCGGCACCAACGCGGAGCTGTACAGCATCAAGAAGCCCGTAGACGCGGCGGAAAGCTGGCTCTCTGGGCGCCGCACCGTCGACACGGAGGCGGGGCACGTCACGGCGAGCGGCCTCGCCACCAGCCCGCTGGGGCTCACCACCGCGGCAGGCGCTGCAGGTCTCGGCGGCTACAAGGCGTACCAGTTCGCGACTGAGAATCCGGACGACGGGCACGCCAACTATCTCCTCGAGGCCGGCGCCCGAGACACCACCGCCACGGCGCGCGCGATGACGGACCCAGCCGCCGCGGCGGACTTCGCCCGGAGGAGCTCCGGGCAGCCTTCGACGATCGAGCTGTTCCAAGGCGAGCATGCCACCATCCAGCAGGCCTTCCAGGCGCGGCGCGCCAAGATCGAGCAGATGATGCGCGACCCGCAAGGGGTCATCGACTCGCTCGCCGATGCCTTCGGCGGACTCTCGCCGGCTCTACGTGACCAGCTGGCAGCCAAGGCGATGGTCCTGGCCACCTATCTGCATGCGCAGCTCCCGCCGCAGCGTGGTGTCAGCGTGGCCCGCCCCAACGGGCTGCCGCCCCACCCGCTCGAGGCTCGCTCGTACGCGCTCAAAGAGATGACCGCCCTGGCGCCCACGACCGCCTTCGACGACGCGAAGCGCGGCCAGCTACGGCACGAGCAGGTCGACACCCTCAAGGCCACCTGGCCCGAGCTGTATCAGGACTTGCGCCAGCAGACGCTGACCGAGATGGGCAACGGCAAGTCGACCATCGTCCAGCGCCAGCGCGCGGACCTGCTCTTTGGCTTCCAGACCGCGCTCGATCCGGCCTTCAGCGCGCGCCTCAGCGCGGCGGCGGCGGCAGCGCGTCAGGCACAGCCAGCACCTACGTCGGGAGGCGCAGGCAGCGCTCCCCAGAAGTCGAAGATCACGGCCGACCTGCAGCCAGGCGGCATTCAAGCGCTCAGCGCGTAAGGAGCCGACATGGCACTCAGGTCAGCATTCAACAAGGGCAACGTCGGGCCGAGCGTCTTCAAGAGCTTCGCGGCGACCACTGCTGCCGTCCTGCACAAGGATGCATCCCAGGGCGGAGCTGCTCCGGGCAACATCAACCACCTGCCGTGCGGCGTGCTCATCGTGCCGGGAGCGGCTGCCAGCTTCATCTTCAAGGACGTCTATGGGTTAACCATCACCATGGCGCTGGCCACGAACGTGGAGCCAAAGTACCTGCCGATCGAGATCGCGGAGCTGGATGCGACGAATGCGCGCGCAGTGGTAGTTTGCTGGCGCCCGACTGGCGACAAGCTCTGAGTCAGCGGAGATAACCCTGGGCTCGCTTGACGCACCCGCTCACGTACGGGTCGCCAATCTTGGCCCAGTCCACGTTCTCCAGTTCGGCCAGCGCTCGCGCCATACGTGCTGTATGGCCGGCGTTGTTTTCGGTAACCAGACGCAGATCCTTGGCAGAGCCTCGAAGTTCCTTCTCCAGGTCTGCGATGCGCGCCCGGAGTGACACGTTTTCACGGCGCGCGGCCTGCAGCGCCTCTGAGCAAGGCGGGTCGCACTCGACGCCTCCGCCGCCTGTGCCTGGCGTGGTGCTGCAGAGCGCTTCTCGGCCGCAATAGCCGCACGTGGCCTTGATTCGCTCGTCAGGCTGGCCGCTGGTGTCGCCTGGCGCCAGCAACAGATCCGCGATGCGCTTAGCCTGTGCGTCGTGGATGCGCAGGAGTTTCGCTACCGCGTCCCCGAACGGAGTAGTTTGTTCACCGGCTGTGAGGAGCGCGTTTTTGATGTGCGCTCTTTCCAGTTCTGTCAACGCCTCGGTGTCTGACATGCTCAGACGGTGCCACGCTTCCGCTCCGCCCGCCAGGCCTCTCGCCTGCGCGCCGAGCGTTCCTTGCGCCGCTCCCGCCGATTGCCGCAGTGGCCGAGCCGCTTGAGCTGGTTCGGAACGGCGGCCCACGGGACGCGCCGGGTCTCCTCTGGGAGCTCGCCGGCCAGCTTCAGCGTGTCTTCGTCGAACGGGATGACCCAGCCCGAGCTGTCGCAGGTCCAGCACCACTGGCCGTCCGAGTGGAATTGGAGGGCGAAGAGCTCTGGGCTCACAGCAGCGCCTCTTTGGCCCATGTTGGCATGCGCATCTGCCTGCCGAATATGCTCGGCATCGCGGACGACTCACCTCTGAGCAGCGGCGAGAGTACGCTCATGAACTCCTCGATGTAGACGCCGTACCACTCAGCGCTCCCGTAGTAGCCCATCGAGCGAATACGCCGGTTCGGCTGCCAGCCGGATTTGATGCGCGCAATCCACCAGATGCAGCGCGGCGACGGCTCATCCGGTAGCTCGCCCCAGTAGCGCTCGCAGTCATCGACGCGCCGCGGCTTCTCACCGGTCACAGAAACCTACGCGCGAGCTCGCGCATCAGTGCGTCGGTGGGCACCTCTCGCAGGTGGCGATAGACGCTGTCGATGATGTTCTGCGCGGCAAGCCCCATGCAGTCTCCGCATCCTGGCCACGGCGTACCGGGAGCTGCCGCGATGAAGTCCTCATCGATCTTGCGCAGCCGGTCGACGTCGAAGCCGACAGCCTGCATTCCGTTGCAGCGCTTGCACGCATCTCTCGGGCAAGAGAGGTTCTTGGTATGACTGAAGCCGTCGTGCTTGCACGTGTCGCTCATCACACCACCGCCATCAGGTCAGCAATCGCGTCCTGAAACGCCGTCCGCGCAGACTCCAGCGCTTCCTTTGCAGCCTTCTGCTCGGCCTGGCGCTCCAGAGTCCACCAGGCGCGAGTCGCATCCGCGATGCAGAACGAGCGGCGGTAGTTGTGGCACGGGCACGTCGGATCGGAGGCGTCCAGGCGCTTCTCGGCGACACGGACGGCCTTCGCCAGATGCTTGATGTCCGCGCAGATGGTGCAGGGCTTGGGGCGATGGCGGCTCATGGCCCCTTCGCTCCCAGCTGGACCGGAATGCGCTCCAGCTCGAGCTCGACGTTTCCGTGCGGGTCGATGTCGACAGACGCTGTCCACGACGTGAGCTCTTTCTCCAAGCCGTTCTCCTTGAGGACGTGCTTCGCCAGCACGGTGCCGACTTCCTTGGCGCTGAGCCGGAAGATCTGTTTCATGCTCGCGGAATCACCTTTCTTCCAAGCTTCTGCTCCGCCTTCCGCTGCGGCTCGGTCAGCGCGTAGCCACTCGAGCTCCACCCTCCGCTCGGGCCCGCGATGAACTGCACGCGCGGTGCGCCGGAGATGAGCCTCTTCGGCGTGCACTTGCCGCAGACCGGGCACTCGGTGAGCTTCGGATCGGTGATGCGCGCCTCGTGCTCGAACTCGGCGCCGGCCGCGCATTCGTAGAGGTAGAGCATCAGCGCGTCCTCCTGAACAGAGACCAATGCTTGCGAGGCTCCGTTGACGGCAGCAGGCGCCGTGCCAGTTTGCGCAAGGTCTCCTCTCGGTCGTAGAGCACCAGCTCCTTGTCGCTAACCGTGAAGCTCACGCGCGAGTAGTTGTCCATCGGCGAGCGCAACACCTGGACTTCGCAGCTCGGGTAGCGCCTGCGCAGCGCGTTCAGCGCGAAGGTTTCGACGAAGGTGTGACCGGTCATTGCCCCTCCAAAACAGCAATCGCCTGCTTCAGCCGGCTGATCTCGCTGTAGTGCGAGTTGTACGGCGCCAGGCGTTCCTTGAAGGCAGTCTTGGCAGCTTCGTACTCGACGTTCCAGCGCGCGTGCTCGCCTTCGAGCCGCTCCAGCTCGGCCTTCATCGAGGCCAGGATGGTGGCGCTCATTCCGTCTCCAATCCGCGCCGGCGCAGCTCGGAGAGCAGATGCTTGCAACGAATCTCGCCGTAGTCAGCGAGCGCAGAATTGTCTCCCTCCCAGTCGTCGAGCACGCCGGCGAGCACCTTGCATGCTTCGCTGGTTAGCGCCTGGTTGCTCATCATCTCGAAAGATGCTGCCATGTCAGCTCCGCTCGTGCGCGACTCCAGATCGTCGGCGCGAGATTCCAGCGACTCCACGCGCCCGATCAGCACGCCCGGCTCTTTGCGCGTGCTGTTCAGGTCGATGGTGTTGCACTTCACGACCATCGCTTCGCGAATGCGAGTGCCAACGGCCTCGTGGTTCTGCGATACGCGCTGGCACAGGTCCCTGAATTCGCGCGTCAGCGCCTCTCTGTTCGTTCGCTCGGCCTCGATGCTGTTGCCAAGCATCTTCATGCTGGCCTCCAGCCGATCGAGGCGCGTTTCCGGATCCATTGTGTTCTCCAAGTGGGGGTTAGAGATTGGTCAGCGGCGGCAGCCGTGCCCAGATTGCTCGCGCCGCTACGTCGCCTGGGGGCCTTTCTGACCTGACGGGATGTCTGCACTTGCGCGCGTAGGCTGCAAAGACTCCGCAAGGCGCGCTCGGCCCTCGCTGAGGTAGTTGAACACGCTGCGCGCCGAGATGCCCTTTGCTTCCGCGTACTGGGCCGGCGTCATGAGGTCGCTCAGGATGGCTGCAGCCGCGCCAGACGGCTTCTCTGGGAGCTCCCGCACGGCGGAGCGGACCTCGGCGGCTCGGCGGCGCGCATCGAGCGCCGCTACCACGCTATCCTCTGCGCTCCCGTCGACCAGCGCGCGCGGCACACGCTGGCAGGCGTAAGCCGCATCAATCTCGACGTGCGTGATGGCCGCACTCCGCTCGATCGCCTGCTTCGACGGGCGCCGCGACGGGCTGACCAGCGGCTCCGCGCTGAGCGCGCTCTTGATGGCGCCGAGCACGCGCTTGCGCGCGAACTCTCGGAACGGCGCGCCGAGCTCGGGGTCGTAGCTCGCCGCTGCCTCGAGCAGGCCGAGCCGGCCTGCCTGAATGGCGTCGTCCCAAACTGAAGAGTTCGGGGATAGCCTGAGCTTGCGCGCCAGTCTCGGCACCAGATCGAGGTGCTCGACCACTAGCGCATGTGGGGAATGCGCCACGACTCAGAGCATGAGACACGAGGCGTACGTAGGTCAAAGCCCTCTTCGCTGCCCCGACGATGCTTTGCGCTCTGCGCGTAGGCGCGCCGCTTGCGACTCGGTGATGGCCGTGATGTTGCTGGCGTGAGACTCGACGGCGGTGAATTCCCCGAGCAAATACGTGCATGCGTCGCTGAGATCGTCGGCGCACGACTCATGGTGCGAGCGCCGGAGAGCATCCCACTGCAGCGCACCCCACTCCGTCACGATTGATGCAGCGGCATCGCACACGTGTAGAGTTTTCGTGTCGAGCGCCGCTACAACGCGCTCGATTCGAGGTCGCTTCTCGCCGCGCTTGTCCGCTGCTTCGACGTCCAGGTTGTACACCTCGCGCAGCGTCTTCGCGTAGCCGGCGCCGAGCGCGCCCGCGTCCACCACGACCTTGCCGATGCCCCACTTGCCCTTGAGCTGGCGAATCAGCGCGGCGATCTCGCTCAAGTTCACGCCGTGCTTCGTGAATCCTTCGAGCAGCCAAACGTGCGGGCGCATGTCGTATGGCTGCCTGCCCACCAGGAACGCGCAGTCGTCCGCCTCTGGCTTGTCCGAGCCAGCGAAGTCGACGGCGAGCACCGTCTTGCCCTCGCGCGGCACCTGCGCCCAGCGCTCGCCCTGGTAGCGATAGATGATCGAGCCCGCGTCATCGACCCACTGGGCCAACACCTCGCGCAGGAACGTCGGATGCTCCTCGGTCCAGCCGTTGGCCTTCAGGATCTCCTGGATGTTCTCGGCAGCGTCGCCGATGTGCGGGTTTTGCCGCAGGTCCCAGGCGTGCGACGGCCAGAGCCCAGGCGTGCCCTTCCCGCGCGGATCGCCGACGAGCTCGTAGAAGAAACCCTTCGGCACCGGAGCCGGCGTGCCGCCGATCATCATGTCGCCGCGGAGATCGAAGAGTGCCGGCTGCAGGATGCTCTGGACCGCGTACTTCAGGAGGTCATCTTCGGTGGAGAATGCGCCGCCCTCGTCGACCGCAACCCTGCGGAACTTCTGCCCGCGCAGCAGGTCGGCTGAGGCGCGGTCCTTCAAGCCGTGCAGGCGGATGATGTGACCGCTCGGCTCGTGAATCTCGCCCTCCACAGCTCGGATGCGCAGCCCGAGCTGGTAGCGCGCGTTCAATTCCGCGAATACCGGCAACATAATGGCCTTCGCGGATTTGAGCGTACGTGCACAGTAGAGGCTGACCTCGCCAGCCTTGCCGCCTAGCAGCCAGACCGCCATCAGGTAGCTCTTGCCGCTCCGGCGCCCCGCGATGGCTCCGCGCCAGCGCCCGATGAGCCGCAGGATGCGCCGCTGCTCCGCGTGCAGCTCCCGGATGATGGGCGCCGGCCTGAGCCGTAGCAGCCCACCTAACGGATCTCTTTCGAGCAGCATGCGTCACTGCCAAGGTCTGCAGTCCGGAGCGCGCCTCTGCAGACCACCTTGGCAACCCGATGCTGTTCTGGTTGGCCGAGACACCCCGTGAAGCGGGCCGCGCCGTCGTCGAGATGAACAAGCGCGACGCGAATATCTCGTCCGTGCGGCGCGAGCGCACGCTCGACTACGGCTCGCTGTACGAGGGCCTGCAGATGACGGCGATGGCGCCGCGCGGCTACGGCATGTCGACGAACGACCGCAAGTTCCGCGGCAGCGACGTCCCGTTCATCCGGAACACCGCGTACGCCTGCGTCGACACCTTCGTCGCGAAGATCGCCGCCGATGACCCGCCGAAGTGCGCACTCCTCACCACGGAGGGCAGCTGGAAGGAGCGGCGCCAGGCGAAGGACTTGGAGCGGCTCATCGAGGCGGAATTCCTGTCACCGAAGGCCGGCTTCGCCACGCTGCACGAGCTCTGGATTCAGGCCTTCCGCCTCGCCGCCGCTGCGACCGGTGCCGTCATCGTCCGCTTCTACAACGACGCCGGCAAGGTCAACGCGCGCATTCACGACACGCTCGATGTCAGCGTCTCGCCGAACGGCGGCTGGGTCATCATCCCGTGCTGGTACGAGATCGACGACGCGATAGACCTGTTCGGCGCCGAGCACGAAGAGGATCTGCGCCAGTCGATCTCACCGGCGCCGCTCGAGTATCAGCCGCCGCAGACCGACGGCTACAACGCGCCCGAGATGGTCTGCGTCTACGAGGCCTGGAAGGGCGCGCACGGAGGCAAGCCTGGGCTCTACGTCGCCGCGCTCGACAAGGATCGCGAGCCGCTGATCTACGAGGAATACCCGCACGAGCGCCCGCCCATCGTCAAGCTCGTGATCATCCCTCACCTGCACGGGCCGTGGGGGCACTCGCTGGTGCACCACATCTTCGAGGACGTGTACCGACAGAACGCGATGCTGCAGAGCATCGACCGCTCGATCGAGCGCACGAACAAGCAGACCACGTACGTCGACAAGTCGCGCCTGAAGGACCCGGACGCCTGCGAGAAGATCGACGATAACCAGGTCGTCTACGTCGACGGCGACTACAAACCGCATGTCGAGAGCGCACCAGGATTCGCTGCTGAGCACCTGCACGTGGCTGACGCGCACGGAGCTGGCGCTCACGACATCTCCGGAGTCGCTGAACTGAACAGTGCAGGCAAGCGCGAGGAGGGCATTCCTTCTGCCGCAGGTCAGCGCTTCATCGCTGCGCTCATCAATCAGCGCTTTGCCGACGTCCAGCGCCGGTACATCCAGGCCGTCGCCGTCGACTCAGCCAAGATCATCATCCAGATCCTGTGCGACATCTTCCAGGACGACCGCAAGCTGACACGGCTATGGCCCGGCCAAGACTCTCTGCGCGAGGTCAGCGCCAGCGTGGCGCTCAAGGGCATCGAGACGCTGAAGTACGTCGTCACGCCGGCCGCGGTGAGCGGCAATCGCAACTCGCCAGCGGACCGGCAGCAGGCGGCGTACGAGCTGCTGCAGAGCAAGATCCTCTCTCCCACGTCCTACGCTTCGCTGCAGGGCCGCGGCTACGACTTGCCCGAGGAGCTCGCTGAGCGCGACATCCAGAGCGAGTGGTTCGATCGCCAGATGCAGGGCTACATGTTCGCGTCCGACAAGGACGTCGAGAAGCCAGACTTCTACAAGCCGCCGCTGCGCCACATCGACGTGCCGCGCGCGCTGCTCCAGGTCATCGACGGCTTCCTGGAGTCGCAGATGCAGAGCCTGGAGGACAGTCGGCTGGAGTTCTTCCTGATGCTCCTGGCGGACCTCGATCATCTGCTCGCGGACAGCGCGGCGACGGGCGGCCAGCTCCAGCAAGCGCCTGCCGTTGGCCCGATCGCCACCGCGCCGCAGGCACCCGCCCTGCCCGGCTCCCCCACAGCTCCCGGTCCGCCTCAGCTGGCGGCCTGACAACGAAGGAATCCCCACATGCCTCCCGAAGAAGCAGGCGCCGCAGACGGCGGCTTTGACGTAGCCGCGTTCCTCGCGGCCAATCCTCCCGATGCTGAGCCGGCAGCGGCGGCTCCAGCTGCAGCGCCAGATCCCGAAGGCGAGCAGACCAACGAGGCCGAAGAGGCTCTCCTGGCCTCGCTGGACGCCAAGGAAGAGACCGACGAAGCCGAGGAGGCGGCTGCTGAGGAAGAGCCCGCTGCGGAGGACGAAACCACCGCCGAACCCCGCGCTCTGGACGTCAAGGCGCTCGAAGCCGCGCTGCGCTCGAAGAATCCGGAGGCGTTCCTGGCTGCGCTCGGCGACGACGCGGAGCACGTGCTGGGTACGAAGGCTCATCGCACGCTGCGCATCGCTGCGCGGGACGTGAAAGCGTCTCGCGAGAAGCTGCTGGCAGCGTCCGCCGAGCTGAAGGAGCGCTTCGGGGAGCCCGCGGCAATCCGCAAGGCTGCCGCGGACGGTGACGCGGATGCAGTCGTCGAAGGCGTCGAGAAATTCTTCGGCGCGAGCTGGGAATCGCTCATCAAGTTCGTGAACGCCAGCTTCGCCGGCAAGCCCGAGCGCCTCGAGGCGAAGGCGAAGGCCAAAGCCGACCAGGAGAAGGCCGAAAAGGAAGCCTCCGAGGCAGCCGCGAAGAAGCAGCGCGAGGAATCCGAGGCGCTGGCCGCGCGCCAGACGGAAGCCGCGGCTCAGCTCAAGACGATGATCGGCGGCGTCGTGAAGAAGACGCACCCCACGCTCGTCGCGCTGCCCGGCATCAACGATCTCGTCTTCGAGAAGATGAAATCCGAGTTCCGTAAGGGCGTAAACACGCCCGCCAAGGCGCTCGCAGCCGTGCTGGTCGACCTGCGCGCGCAGCACGCGGCGCTTTCCAAGGCATTCGCTCCCCCTGCGAAGGGAAAGGGCACGAAAGAGGCGCCGGCTCCGCGCGAGACCGGCAAGCGCGGGCGCGAGATGACCGAAGAAGAGCTGATCGCGGACTTCCTCAGAGAGAACAAGCCCTAGCCATGATCGTCAATCCCCACTCCCTCGCCGAAGCCATCACCCCGCCGTCGCGCACTCCCGAGCTCAAGGCGAGCTACGTGCGCGGCTACGGGCACCACGTCGTGCTCAAGAGCCGCGACGACCTCTTCGACCCGGCGACAGGCGACGAGATCGAGACCGAGAGCGGCACGAAACTGCCCGGTCTGCAGCTGTTCACCCACAACTCTATCACGGGCATCCCGGACAACGTCGGCTGCTGCGAGATCGTCAGCGTCGGCTCTGACGTGACCGTCGTGAAGCCGGGCGACGTCGTGTTCATCGACTTCTTCGACGTGCGCCAGGGCGTGCTGCTCGACAGCGTGAACGGCGGCGCCGAGCGCTACATCGCCAACGACGATGCGTTCAAGGCGCGCTTCGACCCGGCGACGGGGCTGATCCATCCGCTGCCCGGGTACGTGGTGACGCGGCGCGCGAACGACCGCATGAAGGTCGCGCTGAACGGGACTGACCGCGTCGAGGTGCTGCCTTCCGTGCTCACCGAGGGCATCGTGGGCTCGCGTCTCGCTGACGGTAGCCCTGCAACGTGGGTCGTGTACGAGGAGATCGTGGAGATCGGGGAGGCCCCGACCGAGAGCGCCTCGCGCCCGCTGCATCGCCTCGAGCGCGACCTTCTCGACTCGCTCTACTACGACGACATTCTCGACATCGACAAGTTGGCCGCCTATCTCGAGTGGCGCGCAGCCCCGCGCCAGCTCGATGCCAAGGCCGGCGACCTCGTTCCGTTCTGCACTGCGTTCGCGGTCCAGGTGCGCGTTCGCGGCGAGTTCCTGCGCATCATCAAGCAGAGCGACGTCATGGGAACCATCGACGACCGGGCGATGCTCGAAGACGCCATCCGCGCCGGGAAGGCGGGGAAGCTGGTCAGGGTCTGATGGCCAGCCCAAAGTCCACCTTCACCGTCGAAGTTGGGAACCGAATCCTAGCCGCGTTCCGGACCGGCTGCTACGCGAGCACGGCGGCGCAGAGCTGCGGCGTCATCCCGAAGACGCTGCTCCGCTGGGTCATGCGCGGGCAGCAGGAGACGGCTCCGCCCGAGATGAAGGCGTTCTCCGACGAGTTCATGCGCATCGACGCCGAGCGCGAGGTGCAGGTCATCAAGCGCATCCAGGCAGCCGCCGACCCGCAGGAGATCACGGTCCAGCGCACAGAGACCAACGAGTCTGGAGAGCAGAAGACCGTTGCCGAGGTCCGCACCATCCCCGGCGACGTGAGCGCGCTGCGCTGGTACGCCGAGAAGCGCTGGCCGAAGCGCTGGGGAGCCGCGAACGGCGGCTATCAGCCCTCATCCGAGGAAGTCCAGGCCGCCAAGGTCATCGAAGAGGCCGAGGGCAGAGACATGAGCCTCGACGAGATCATCGAGGAGATGGATCCGGAGCTCGAGGCGGCGATTCTGCGCAACGCAGACCGCGTGCGCGCGCTGCTAGACCGCGGGAAGTGATCTGCACTCTCTGCAGGGCATCTGCAGACCGTATTGGCGCAGGACCAGAGCCGGACCGTCCCGGTGCCGAGGGCGCTCGATAGCCCAGACCCAAGAATCGAGGCCCCCGGCGAGGGCAAGGGCGATGAGCCCCGACGAGTAGCAGGCGTCCCAGACCCTTCTTCTACTCCCGGAGTCCGCTCCAAGTGTTCGTGTACGTCATCACCTGCCATGTGAACGGCAAGCGATACGTCGGCAAGTCAAACATGCCGGCTACTCGCTGGACGAGTCACAAGGCAGAGGCGCGTTCCGGATGCGAGCGACCTCTGTATCGAGCGATGCGCAAGTATGGCACTGGCGCGTTCGAATTCGAGATCGTCGAAACGTGCGAATCGGAGGCAGCCTCATTCGAGGCTGAAAAGCTCTGGATTCTCAGGCTTCGATCGAACGAGCGGGAGCTGGGGTACAACCTGACTTCAGGCGGCGAAGGCGCCTCCGGATTCAAGCCCGCGCCGGAACTTGTCAAGCGACGCGCTGCTTCTGTGCGAAGCAACGGCAAGAAGCTTGCGGTTCTCAGGCAGGTCATCGAACTGCACGAGAAGGGCCTGACCGATCCGGAGATCGCTGAGCGCGTCGGACGAAGCGCCGCTCGTGTTCTTCAGCTGCGCCAGGAGGCTGGAATTTCCGGCCCTGGGCGCGGAGTGCTGAACGCGGCACAGCTAATCCGTCGCGGTGAGGCGGTTCGCAGAGCGCGTGCTCTGAGCGAAGAGAACCGCTCCAACATTCTTCGCCTCCGCGAGTCTGGTCTGTCGATTCGAGCAATCGCGAGGGCAACCGGATACTCGCAAGCGCGGGTGTCGCAAACCATCGAAAGGGGCGTATCGGCAGAATCTGCTGAGCGCTGCAGTGGGTAGCTATATCCCGAGTTTTACTACGAAATTTTTGAAGAAGCGATTCATAGACAAGGGTCCGAAGGAGCTCCAGGGCTTCGCGGATCGCGCTGCACCCATCGTGCAGGTCGCAGACAAGATCATCCAGGGCGGCGGCTCCGTTGCCGAGCCCATCATCGGCGGTGGCCCGCAGGGCTTCGCTGCTGACCTCGCGTCAGCTCAGGCCGTGTCGGTTCAGGCCAACTTCGGAGCGAGCAACTACGACGAGTTCAACTCGCAGTACGGCGAATATCACGGCTCCGTCGTTGTCACCGCGCGCGCTGTCGCCGGCTCCAAGACGGCTCCAGACGCCTACGTGCGGCAGATCACCGAGGCGATGACCTCTGCAGCTCGCAAGTTCGGCGAGATCGCTGGCCGCAAGCTGCTCGGGCCGTCCGGTCAGAGCATCGGCAAGATCCTGCTGGTCAACGGCGGCGGCACCAACGGTGAGCTGACCCTGACCCTGCGCGGCGACGTGTTCAACTTCACGCCCGGCATGATCATCCGCGCCGCCGTGAACGACGGCACGGGCGCCGCGACGGTGAAGGCAGCGGGCTTCGTGATCAGCGTGTTCCCGGACGGCGACACCGACACCACGAACCTGCGCATCGCGGACAGCGAGGCCAACCAGATTGCCGGTACCGTGACGCTGCCCGCCGCATGGGCGAACGGGGACTTCCTTTTCCGCAACGGAGACGTGGCGGCCGCAACGATCTCGGACAGCCAGATCCGCTCTCTGCAGAGCTGGGTCACGCTGCTCGCGGCCAACGACACGTACAACGGCGTGTTCCGCGGCCAGGACGCTCGATACTCCGGCGTGCGCGTCTCCGCGGGTGACGTGGCCGGCCTCTCGATCACGGATCGCATGCAGCTGCTCTGCACCGAGCTCAAGGCGCAGTCCGGCGCGAGCGACATCGACTACCTGTTCCTCGGTCCACGCACCTGGCAGCAGGCCGCGAGCGAGGCGCAGTCGTACGGTCGCTACGAGATGGGTGGCGACCCGAAGCTGGGCGTCCCCTACGGCTTCACGCTGATGACCTGCATCGGCCCCGTGAAGGTGTGCAGCGATGCGCACTGCCTCGAGGCGGACATCTGGGCGGTCAGTTCGAAGAACCTCAAGATCTACAACTACGACGGCTTCCCGGGCCTCGACACCGGCGACGGTGTTGAGCTGCTGCGGCAGGCAGCGAACGCTGGCTACGAGATTCGTTACCACGCCTTCAACTGCGTGACCGTCAACGCTGTGCCCTGGTTCTTTGGGCGCTGCGCTTCGGGCAACTGATGACTTCGGAGCGGGGCGCGCGTGGGGCGCGCCTCGCACCACTTAACTCAAAGGGCACCGTTGCCCTGACTCCAGCGAGGCACCCGGTGCGCCAGGTGCTGAGGCGACAGGTAGCCAATGGTCCCGAGCTTGGGGCCCTCGCTCAACCAGAGAGGTTCCCATGTTGAAGAATTTGTTTCCGAGGCTGTTTGGTCAGTTCCGCGAGGGAGGGATCATCCACGCCAAGTTCGTTGTCACCAACGCCGGCACGCCGAGCTACGCGCTCAAGAGCGCTGTGGGCACGCAGAACTACCAGTCGCTGTCCCTGGCGCGCAACGGAGCCACCGGAAAGTGCACGCTCACGCTAGCTGGAGGCTGCCGCGCGCTGGCGGTGCTCGACATCAAGCACCTCAACATCAGCGCTCCGACTGACTTTACCAAGCAGCTGCTCATTGGCTGGACCGCGGCATTTGTCGAGAGCGGTGCCACTGTGCAATTTACGCTCTTCCAGTCCGGAATCGCCGGCGCATCTGGAGCGGCAGCGGACCCGGTCACTGGCGATGAAATTCACGTTACCGCCTACGTGGACAGGTGACCCATGATTGAACGAAGCGGCAACGGTGTGACTGTCTCTCCCGAGACCATCTTCACGGCGCCCGTAGATGGCCTATATCTGGTCTGGGTTACAGGTGGCGTTGGCGTTCCAAACGGAAACGTGGCCCCTGCCTACCCTTTGGGTGAGTTTGGTGTGCAAGTCATCGTGAACGGTGCTCTGGACCACTCCGACAACTCTGCACCGTTCGCGTTTTCTAGTACCACCGCTGTGGCTGCTCCAAGTTTCGAGGCGGCTTCGCCAATTATCTTCCGCAAGGGCGGCACGCTCTCTTGGCAGACGTATGCTCAGGGAGGTGCAAGCAACAGCCCTGCGTACTCGCTGTCGGTGCGCGCGCTGCTCTGCAGCGGATCAGACTTGGCCGTCGAATAACTCTTCCGGGGGGCCAACCACCATCGCGAAAGACACAGGTGCATCAAATGGACTGGACCAAGCTTCTCGAACTGCTCGCCCCGGTCGCGAGCTACCTGCTCGCCTACTTCGTTCACCGCACGCCCGCTCCGAAGGGCCCGGAGGCGAAGTGAGACTCAAGACGCTGGCGCTGCTGGCGGGACTCG